ACCGAATCCAGTACCGCCATACACAGGACCAATAACACTCCCGTTCCAAGTACCAGCAGTGAGAGTACCAACACCTGTAATTCCTGTATAAGAACCAGACAGACGCCCAGTAGGGAGCGTCCCAGATGTGATATTGGTTGCATTGGTTGTGTCCGTGGTGGCTGAAGCTGCGAGGCCCGACACCGCACCAGCGGCGATCGCTATGGCCGTATTGGTGACCGATGTGATTTGACCTTGCGCGTTAACCGCAAACACAGGCACCTGCGACGCAGAGCCGTAGGTTGCCGCGCTCACCCCAGTGGTGGCAATGTTAAATGTGTAGCTTGGGGATTCATTTAAACCCGTACCCGCCGTGTATGTGATTGGCGCAGCAAACTGCTGGAAGACAATTGCGGTTGTGCCAACTGTTATCGGGGGCGCAGTCTGTTGAACCCAAGCGGTATTGAGGTTTACTGTGCCGCTGGTCACCAAGAAAAAGTCACCCTCGTCAATCTGGTCAACTCCGGTTCCAGCGGTATCAAAGTCGGTTGCCCGAGTCAGGATGTATGGCGCTCCAGCGGAGCCAACCTGAGTGACCGTGTACACACCGTTGTTTGCTTGCGCAACTTCGTTCTTCACCAATATCCGGTTTGAAACGACGGTAAGCGTTGAGTCCACAGACAAAGCGCCGTTGGCGGTCGCCGTGAGCGTAGCCCCCACCCCAGATGCGCCGTTGTTGTACGTGTTTGCTGGCAGGGCTGCGGTAGTTGCCAAATCCACTGCTTCGTGAAAATGGATGCCAGATGCAATGGCGTCAGCGTACTGCTTGTTAACGATGTCTGTGTTGTTGACGGGGGCTGTAGAAACTGTTCCCGCAGTGATGTTGGCCGTGGTGATGTTGGCCGTGCTGGTGCCTAGTGTGCCGATGTCAAGAACGTCAACAGCCAGCCCCGCCGCGCTTAGATAAACCGACCGCGAAGACGGGTAGGTCACAAAGACGTTTTTTGTGCCCGCACCAAAAGAAACCAACGAACCTGCGTTGCTGGAGGACAGCACGGTGGTACGCGACAGGGTTGTGCCCGATGCGGTGTACGTACCAATGCCAACTTCCCAGTCCCCTGTAATCAGGTCTACGATGGTGTAGTACGTGGTGTTACCGTTGCCAACCGTGGAAAACGACTGATACCCAAGAACGGCTCCACCAAGCGTGACAGTACCCGTCCCAGTGGTTGTGGTTATCTCTTGTACCCTGTCTTTTACTACGAGTGCCATATTTATTCCTGCGTTTGTATGGGTTGCCAATTATCTGTTTGCGTGGTGTCCACACCACCCCATATTGGCGTTTGCGCGGTGCTAATTGTTGCCCAATTATCAGTTTGTGCGGTGTTTATTTGATCCCAGGTAACCGCTTGTACTGTGTTAATTGCCCCCCAATTTGCTGTTTGGTCATCGTCAATTGGCTCCCACAGAAACCGAGCAAGTAGTACATCTGCGCCTACCGCACTCTCCTGTATGGTAGCAAGAAAGACAGAAACCGCCAAGAGCAAATCCAAAGCCGCTGCTGTTTCGCTAACTGCGGCACCAAAAATAGACGGGGCCACCAGAACGCTATCAGCCGCCGTGCCCGCTTCACTTACTTCGCCCCCGAAAACGGTAGCGGCAGAGGGGGTGTCTAAAGCTGTAGCTGCCTCTTCTAGCGTTGAAAACAAAACACCATTGGCGCTGACAGTATCTAAAGCTGTTGCCAACTCTTGGATAAGCGCATTAAATTCAAGTGCCGCAAAAACTAAATCGGAAACAGTTACTGCTTCAGAAGTGCTTGCCTCAAAAACGCCCAGAGCTTCTACCGTGTCAGATGCGGTGGCTGTCTCTGCGTAGACGGACTCAAACGTTCCAACCGCATTAAGCGTATCTGAGGCCGTTAATATGTCTTCGAAATACGCTGGAAATATTACCAGGGTTGATGCCGTGTCCGACCCAGTGACGGTTTCAACAGCGTCTGCGGTATAGATTGACCCGTAGGCATCAACGCTTTCGCTGGCCGTTACTATTTCTACAATACTTGGCGCAAATAACGCCACCGCACTAACCGCCGTGTCCGCAGCCGTTACAGCTTCCTCAATTGCACTGTCGACCGAACTTCCCCCCGCTAAAGTAGCAAAGGGGACAGCAGCAAATGCGGATGTACCGAACACAAAGGATTACGCAGCGTCAAGGCTGAACGTGTAGGTCACATTCAACGTGTCGCCGCTCACCACGGTACGATCACCAGGAGACTGGAAATCGGCCTCAGAGAACAAAACCCCAGAAGTGCCACTGCTTACAGTGCACAGAAACGCCCCAGCAACAACACCACCAGCGCCAGAAATAGTAAACGACGAGGGCGAAGCAGAGTTGGTGATGACAGATGGGTCCGCAGTGGTAGCCGTACCAAACGTCACAGCTTTGCGTGAGCCGCTGTAGTTAGTGAACTCAGTCCAGCCAGCGTGACTAGCAAGAGTGTCAGCAGCAGCGTATGTAGTACCAGAGCCGGGGCCGGTCACCAGCCCCAGGAAAAACGCCGCAGTGTAGGCGCTCCCCTTGAAGTACTGGGTGTTCATGTCTTGCAGTCCCTCGTTGACTACGAGGTTGTGCATCTTGTCTTCCCACTTCAGATTGCCGTCTTTGTCCAAACACTGAACGTGGAACACACCGCCGCCACGAGCGCCGTTTTGCAGGACCGTGCCAGCAACCAGACCCGCAGTTACGGTATCGGTAGATTGAGCTTTTTCATTGAACATAGAGTACTCCTTAGGAAGATCGAATGAGTGCCGATGTGCTGGTGTTTGCAGGCATCGTGATTAAAAACGTGGTGGTCGATGTTTTGTTACTGCCAAAATCCAAAACTGCCACTGACTTGTTGCCTTGGGTAAAGTTGTAGATCAAAGCACACCGTGCCGTAATTGCTCCGGTCCAAGACACATTAGCAAACCCTACATAAGCCGTAGACCCAGATGTGTTGACCGTGATCCCAGTCATTTGAACGCCGCCGGCCACATACGTGCCAGTAGCAGCTACTTCATCAGTCGAGCTGTATATCGTAGTGTCTTCATTCAAATTAGCGTTGCCCGTATACAAGGCAATCTTGATCACATCAGTGGTCAAATCATGTATGCCTTGGTACAGCTGCGCCTTAAAGCTGGTGGTCTGAGTCTGAACAATGCTCATACAACAGGGTTCCTAACCTGACCATCACGATATGCATCCATACGTTGCTTGGCATCACCCAGATTTTTAAGCAGCATGATTGCTTGGGCGTATCTGTCTTGGTACAACTTTACCAAGTCTGGCTCACCCTTCATGTACGTAATGGCCTCTACCATCGTTCCATTGAACAAAGCAACGTCAAAGTTGTCGCCCAACCACGTTGTTCCAGCAGTCACAATGGATTCTGGGTAATAGTAATAGTGCAGCTCTGCGTTGTAACTAACATCTGGCGTTGGGCCAAGAATGAAAGATAGCTCATTTATAGCAACAGACTGTGGTCCAAAAATAGCGTAATGCTGGGGTTTTCCATAATCTGTTGGATTAGGGTAGCACTCACGCATAAAGTTAACGTCTTTGTTAAGTAAAAACAAATAATCTCCACCGCCTACTGGATAAAGTGCCAGAGAGTAGGATGATAGAAAATCAGTTGGGCAAGACAAATACTTGTTTTGTGCCGTTACCAAACCTGTAACGTTCTTACGAAGGTTGGCAACCTGAACGGTATTGTAAATACGCTGTTCAGCCTGTTTGATCATTGTGTTCATGTCCGTTGTATCGAACGTGTTTTCACAATAATCGCTGACAGCGACTACAAGCTGAGCATATGTCATCCCAGAGGGATAAACAGGCGTTGTTGCCATGGTTATATCAACCCATCGGGCCTCTGGACATCACACCCTTAGTGGCCGCGCCAGTACCACGAATTTTGATGCCGTCAGTTTTAGTAGGCTTGTAGTTGCCCTTACTAATGCCAGCAACGCTGGGGTTCATTTCTTCCATGACTTTTGCACCAGGGGTGTACCGCATTTCTTCTTGAATGGTAAATTTACCACCCTTCATGTTGTGCGGTTCCGCATAAGTGGCAGCATCACCAACCTCTTTGCCCATCATTTTTTTGCTGTATTTGCCCATGTTAGCCCCCACGCTGGTTCATTGCACGAGACATGTTCTTGCCATAAGTCTTGCGGTCCAAGCTGGTAGGACCACCCTTTTTAAGCTTCAAAGTGGTAGATTTACCACCCTTGTGCTTTTGGGCGTCATGCTGTTTAAAGGCTTTTTTGATCATTGCCTTGTCTTGTGCTGCATCTTTTTTGTCCATGATTGCTCCTAAGTTACGCTTACCGTTACTGTACCAACACTTGTGGTCGATACCAAGTAGTTTGGCGTCAATTCCACATCAAAAAGCCGCGATCCACCCACAGGGTTCCAACCCCATTGAATGTCTCTTGATCCCCCACCTGGGGTTCCATATCCATCTAGACCAATTCCTGGATTGACATCGTTAATCTGCAACCCGCTATTGCCAGATGCAACATAACTAACATCCGGCCGCGGCTCTCTGACGGCCTGAGGATCTTGAACAGGATACAAACCAAGAGAGAGTTGTGGTTGGTCGGGGTCCCAGCATTCTGGGCATACCTTAATCTCAAACAACTTTGTCTTGATAATCTCCTTCTTTAGCTCCTTTAGCTTGTACCTTTGTCCACACCGATCACACTCGGCAATTGCATACTTACCTGATGCGTATTGCGTAGCCATGATTAATAGAACATTTGACGCGGTGCTAGCCTCAAAGAAGCTTTTTCACGATCATTTGTTGCCGCCCAAGCATATTGCTCTTCATAGACCGCTTTAAGTTCCTGCGTTCTAGCCATTGCTTCAGGAACTTTCATGGACAAATAGTAGGACAAGCCAGAAATCAATGGCGGGATCATGCGAAATGGAATGTCTTGTGTACGGGCGCCAGCTCCAGCATCTTGCATCCGGCGCATTCTCCAGTACACAAACGTGTAATCCCCGCCGGCATTGGGCGTGGGCCAGACATTGATATTTGGGATGTACGTGGCATATACCGAATCACCTGCCGTATGTGGCGCTGCAGTTGTGTTTGATTGGCCGCGTACACAGTTCTGCAGCTGGTTGCCGTTTAAGTTGGTGTAATTGATAATCTCACTACCAATGGTTATGTAGCCGGCCGAACCAATGTTTGCCACACTTGCAAGAGTAATTACCGTGTCAGTTGCGGTAATTGTTGTACTTAACGTTGAAGCTGCAGTTGCATTTGTGTTACCAGACTGCCGATCAATCCAAACCTGAATAGGACGGCCTTGGGCATACTTATTGGGGATCTGAGAGTACGTTGTTTCAGATATTCGCGTGATATTAATGTCAATCTGGTTTAGACCAGTGCCATTTCGGACCACATGATCTAGCAAATCGATGGTATCAATGGGCAAAGCATAGGTAAGCTGTCCCGTGTTAAGAACAATCTCACCTTGCTCAATGGTCCACAGATTGATGCCTCGGTTTGCCCACTCAATGGTAAGCAAATTCAAGCTACGCCGCGCAGTGCGCAGCTGGTAGCCCGTTCGCATCTCAACCCCACAGCGCTCATATGCCTCTTCGGCAATCTCTTGAAACTGAAGGTCAAAATCTGTGGTACCTGTTGTGGTCATTATTCTTCTGCCATTTCATGCAAAGGAATTGCTTCTTCCAACGCCAACTCTTCTAGAATTTCTTCTGTGCCACAAGTGCAGGGGCCGTCATCATGTA